CGTTTCGGCTTAATATTCGCACTGTGTCAGCATCGGGTAAGGATCCGGATAATTTCTTGTCGCAAGTTTTACGCAGCGCTTCAAGATGTATTCTGCTTCAGATTTTGAAAGCCCGATCAGGTTCCCGTCTTCATCAGCTCCGGCGGCAACGATAAAGAGATTTCCGACAAGCTGTGCCTGGCCTAAATTATCTATCGCGGAAATTTTTGGAGCCGCGCTGAAAAGCCCTTCATCGTCACAGATAATCGTGAAATTTTTTCGACCGATCCGGCGCTGGACTATATCAATGCAGGTGCAGTTCAGAATTTCATAATATTTTTCGAGATCGTCCGCAATTTCGATTGCTTCCACTTTTTTGTTTGCTACGTCCAGCAGGACACCATAAATATTTTTTGCCATGATTTTTACCTCCTATACCGGGCAGGCTGTGCCCGGTTCATTGTAGATTACTAAAGCAATATTGTTTTGGAAAATTGTTATCTGCAGCTCGGTCATATCCGGATTATCTTTACATTCAAACCAGCAAGCCTGAACCGCAAGACCTGTGCCGTTTTCTTCATCTTCGACCTCACCGGCGCCGGTTTCGTATGCCATTTTCATGGCTTCGTCAATGAGCTCGCCTAAAATATTTTTTCGTTCTTCCATGAGAAATACCTCCTATCATTCTGCCGGGGAACATATCGCCAGCACATACTCGCGCGCCGTTTTGAAATTTGGAAATACTTTTTTCGTCATGCTATGATCGTAACAGATGCCATACTGGCCATCGTCTAAACGATACATGTGACAGATTTCAAAATCTTTGTTGCTAAGGTTTTTACATTCCCAACTGCCAGCCCAGCGGGTGCGATTTAATTTTGCTTTCATAAGACTACCTCCATTTCTATACTACGCTTGCAAGCGTTCCTTGCTGTTGTCGTGATACTAACTCTGCCGGAGCGGGAAGTCAACACTTTTTTTGAAAAATTTTTCAACTTCCCGCCGGAAAGATTTTTTAGCAGAATGGAACCGGTTCGGGTTCCGCCAGTGTGTCAACCGAAAGATTTTCTACGAATCCGTAGCAGTTGAAATCTAACTCGCAGCAGATTTTTTCAAACCCGGCAGCATCCACCGCAATATAATTTTTGCCGGCAACGCGCTGCTCGGATTGTTCCTCGCGGTTGGTATCAATGTTGATGCAGTTTTTTGTTTCCATGTTTTCAAATCGTAAAATCATATCTTTGTACCTTCCTTTTATTTTTTTTGACCGGAACCCCGGAAAGCCTGCGCCGGGAATCGAACCCGGCCGGAACCATTCAGGCTGATTATTCATATTGATGTTCTACGGCTTCCAGTTCCACCTCATCAAACAGCTCGGTATATCCGGCATATTTTGAATCAATGATTTTATCATCCAGAACCGTTTCAGGTGTGCCGTTATCATCCATCGTGACGGCTATTATATCCCCCATGTACAGATCTTCGATTCCGTAAAATTCATACAACAGTCCGGAACCAGTAGAAATTGTTACCAGATCCTGCCCGAAATCCAGCCCCACGACAACCCCCGCATTTGGATAGGTTTTTGACGCAGGCTCAACCGGGAGATTTTTTTGACCACATCCAGCCAAAAGTGTGCTTGCCATTACTACCGCCAGGAAAAGTTTTTTGTTCATCATAATTTTTTACCTCCGCAAATTTGATTTTTTGATACCGGCATCTGTGCCGGGAATCCCGGCTGAGGGAATCGAACCCTCAGCGAAACCGTACCGGGAAATCTTTAGTACCATGAGGACTGGAACTCCGGCTCGCCGCCCCACGCGGTCAGGGATATGCAGGAATCAATTTTTACATGCCAGCCGCCGGTGCGCTTTTCGTAAGAATCCTGCGAAACCATTTTTACAATCGGCTCGCCGATCCGGCGGTCGCGATCCGGTACGACGTACCCGCTCATGGCGCTTGCTGTTTCGGTTTGGGTGTGCCCAAGTTCCACAATTTCAACCTTGCAGGCGCTGACGATTTTTGTGACCATGTAGAACTCAACGTTTGTTTGTTCATAGCCCCATGAATCCGTCAGGATGTCGCCAACTTTCAGACCGAATTTTGAAACCGGCTCGGATGCAGCCACCGCAACCGCGGAAACCTGTGCCGGAGTAGCGTCACCGGAAAGTTTTTTCGCAAGTTCCATGCGCTCCGGGTTTTGCTTTGCATACCACAATTTTTTCATGCGATGCCACCGGAACCCGGCCGCCTTCATTGCCTCGCGGATTTCTTCTGCAGGTTTGCCCTCGAAAGTTAATTCGATACCGTTAAATTCTTTGTTGATTGCCATTGTACACATAAGCTGTACCTCCTTAGATTTTTTGATTTTTTCATGCCGGCTGTGCCGGGAAAGCCCGTCCCGGAATCGAACCGGGAGCTGCCGCCGGGCTACTGTGCCAAAACTACCTCGAACATATTTTTTGAATTATCAAACCGGATCGTCGCGTTATCGTATGAATGATCCGCAATGAATTTCTCCGCCTTTTTTGCGGTTTCAAAGAAAAGGAACTTGTCGAAACCCTTACCGAATCTCCAAGCGGCGTCGCCGGAAAGATTTTTTATCAGATGCTTGTGCGGATTTTTGAACATCTCGCCCGTCCAGCCCATACCGATTAACCATGTCCGCATTGCAAATTTTTCATTTCCGGCTACCATATTAGGATTTTTTTTGACTTCAATTTTTGCACTTGCAAGTGCTTTTGCATTCATCGAAAGAACCAAGAGAACGAAAGCGCGAATTGTTCCGGCATGTAATGTGGCATTGAAGGCGCGGATTTCGATTGTATTACAAGCCCGTCCGCGGGTTGAGAAGTAGCGGTGCAGGTTCAGCAGATGATAGCGGCTTTCATCGTAGTGCTGTGCCCGGCAATATTCAGGCGATCCGCCGGAAAAGTTTTTATACCATGCAACCTCGATCTGGTCGATGGTTTTACAGGCTTTCAGATCTTCCATGAAGTGTGTCGGAGTACCCTGCGCCTCGTAACTGCGGCGGTTGTTCATCGGTACGCACCACTGGTGAACGCGTTCATCATCGACGCCTAAAGCCTTGTAAAGCATTGTTTCCTGAGAATATACAAGGTTGATAAAGTTGATCAGCGTTTTTGCGGTATGCTCCGCACTTCCTACGTGAATATGGATTCCGCAACCGTACTGGGCGCCGGTTTTCGCTCCAGCATTGCGTAAAGCCCTAACCAATTCCTGCAGGGTTGCCATATCGGAAAGCATGAGCGGCGGTGTGTTCAGTTCGCAGGAATAGTCGCCGCGGCAGTTGGCGGTGCGGCCGTTGCTATCAACCGCGTGTATTGAACAATCGGAAACGTAAAGCCATTCGCGGCCGTTGCTATCGGTAACTTTGTACTTGCCATAAGAACCGCCGACATAATCAACTCTTGCGCCGTTGCCAAGCAGGCTGGCTGTTACCCTTGCGGCTGATTCTCTTGTAATACCGGTCATTTCGATTTCCACACCGTAGGTCATGGTGTTTATCATGTTTTGCATTGTTTCTCGCTGTGTTCTTGTTGCCATAATCAAATCTCCTTTGTTTGGTTTTATGATACCCTTGCAAGGGTTGCTTGCTATGGCTGTATCATCGCTCTGGTGTGCCGGTTTTGTCAACACCTTTTTTCAAAAAAGTTTTCCGGATGTTTGGAAAAGCCTTATTTTATGCGGGTTTACGGGCTTAAAAAAATTTATATTTGCTTTCAAATTCCGGATCACGCAAGGCAGGCGCGGCAGGGTAGACAGCACCGGCGGCAGGGTAGGCAGGGTGGACCATAGCCAGCACACACACATACACGCGCGCCCGCGTGCGCGGCTGATGGAAGAAACGCGAAAACCCGTGCCAGTAGCGGCGGCAGGGTAGAACGACGACGCAAGGCAGGCAGGGCGGCGGCAGGGCTGTGCCGCTTGCCTATATAGAACCGGATCAGCACCGGCGGCAGGGTAGACAAGGCGCGCCCACATAGAACCGGATCAGCACCGGCGGCAGTCAGGCGGCGGCTTTATGATTCCATTTCAGAATGAGAATTGAAAACTTGTTTTTCCGCCTTTAATAGAAAGAACGACGCAAGGCAGACGGTGTGCCTGCATACCATAGGCAGAACGGCACCGGCGGCAGGCGGGGCGGCAGGGTAGACAGGGTGTGCCTGAACCAACGACGCAAGGCAGAACGGCGGCAGGGTAGACAGAGAACGCAAGGAAGCAAGGACTGTGTCCATAGAAAGAAGCAAGGCGGCGCCGGATCGCTGTGTCCATAGAAGAAACGCAACCGAAAAGCCGCTGTGTCGGGGCTTTAGGTACTACTGTGTCGGCTAAGGAATGCGGGGCGGGGAAAGCCCGATATTTCTGCCGATGAAACCCAAAAAAAATTTTGCATTTCGTTACGCGAACCCACTGAAAATAGTATGAATTTTGCGGGAAAATTAAAAAAAGTACAAAAGAGTACACGCACATGTGCTATCATGGTAGCGTGGAATTTAAGAGATATGCGGAGCCTTTAATGGTTCCGCTTTTTGTTTGGAGGGTTTACTTTGGATATACAGAAAAGAAAAATATCGGAATTGAAACCGGCAGAGTATAACCCGCGAAAAGCATTGACGCCGGAGGATCCTGAGTATCAGAAGATCAAGAAAAGTATTCAGCAATTCGGCTATGTTGATCCTATCATTATCAATTCAGACGGAACCATTATCGGCGGACATCAGAGATACAGAGTTCTTTCAGATTTAGGCTATGAGGAAATAGAGTGCGTCGTCCTGAATCTTGATAAGAACGGAGAAAAGGCCCTAAACATCGCTATGAATAAGATTTCAGGCGAATGGGACGAGGTTAAGTTGAAAGACCTTCTTATCGACCTCGACCTCGAAGATTACGATCTCAGTTTGACCGGCTTCGAGACAAAGGAGTTGGAGGACCTTATCGACCTTCCGGACTTTGAACCGGAAACGACAGAGGATGATTTCGATCCTGAATCAGAGGAAGCGCAGCAACTTTGTTTTGTAAACAGTGGCGAGGTATGGCAGCTTGGAAACCATCGCTTGATGTGTGGCGACAGCACCGTTGCAGCAGACGTTCAGAAACTTATGGGTGCAGAGCAGATGGATCTTATCATTACGGATCCACCGTACAATGTAAGTTACGAACAGAAGGCGGCTCGCCTGAATGAATACAGGGCAAATAACAACGGCGCTATGGCAATCGCGAATGACACCATGGAGGACGATCAGTTTTATGCGTTCCTTCTGGCCGCGTTTAACAATATGGAATCCTGCATGAGAGACGGCGCTGCCGCCTATGTATTCCATGCAGATATGGAAGGGCTTACTTTCAGAAAGGCTTTTGGCGACGCAGGTTTGAAGTTGGCAGAGGTCCTGATATGGGAAAAGAATAATTTCGTTCTTGGCCGCCAGGACTACCAGTGGCGGCATGAACCGATTCTTTACGGTTGGAAGGAAGGCGCCGGACATTATTTCATCAATGATCGGACGCAGGACACCGTCATATTAGAGGACGACGTAGACCTTGACGCCATGAAAAAGCCTGAATTGATTGCATACATCAAACAGAAAATGCACGAATACGCAGATCAGACTTCGGTTATCTTTGAAAGAAAACCTATGAGCAGTAGCCTGCATCCTACCATGAAGCCGATTGACCTTATCGCCAAGTTTATGAGAAACAGCAGCAAGAAAGGCTGGAATGTAGGAGATTTATTCGGCGGAAGCGGATCTACTCTGATAACAGCGGAGCAGCTTGGAAGAAATGCTTTCGTCATGGAATACGACGAGCATTACGCCAGCGTCATTATCAGAAGATGGGAAGAATTTACCGGTCGGCAAGCGGTAAGAATACGGTAAGAATAGAGGTGTAAAGTATGGCGGAGAGCACAGAAAGCAAAGGATATTACAAGGTTGACACCATAGCAAATCTATTCGGTGTGAGCGTAAGAAGGATCCAGCAGCTCACGCAGGACGGAGTTATATCGACGACCGAGACAGCGGACGGACGCCGGTATGAGTTGGTGCCAACGATTCAGAGATATGTTAAGTATCTTTCAGATAAAGCGTACGGGAAATCCAAATCGGAAGCTGAAGCAAAACTGAAGGAGCAGAAACTAAAAGCAGAAATAGCCCTGAAAGAATCGCAGGGTGAACTTCACAAATTAAGAACAGAAATTGCGGCTGGTCAGTATGTTTCCGTAGAGGAAGTAAAACTTGACTATGGTCGCTTTTTTATTTCCTTCAAAAAATTCGCTATGTCAATCCCCAGTAAGCTGGCAGGGCGCTTGACCGGGTTTGTTGATCCGGTAGAGGTAAGACAGATAGAAAACGAGCTCCAGAAGGAAGTACAGCGTTTGCTTGGTGCATTTGTAATAAGCGCCATTGTGGACGAGGACGGAGCCGAGGATGGCAAGGCGAAAAAAGACTAAGGTAACTAAATACCAGTGGGAAGCCCTGCAGTTTCTAAGCCCGCCTGAACAACTTACCGTTTCAGAATGGGCGGAGAAATACAGAATGTTGGACTCCAAATCTTCCGCTATGCCCGGACCATGGAGCAATGACATCACACCGTATCTGTGCGGCGTGATGGACGAGTTCAACAATTACGAAACAGAGAAGATTATCTTTGTAAAGCCGACGCAGATAGGTGGAACTGAAGCATTACAGAATATGATCGGTTACATTGTTATGCAGGATCCGGCGCCAACAATGATCGTATATCCGACAGAGACGCTTGCCAAGTCTGTGTCGGAGAACAGATTACAGCCTATGCTAAAGGCAACCCCGGAGATTTCCAAAAAGTTTGATGAAAATTCATCCCTTTTAGAACTTCAATTCGACGGTATGTACCTGACGCTTGCGGGTTCTAATTCCCCGTCAGGGCTCGCCAGTAAGCCTATCAGATTCCTGATGATGGATGAGGTAGACAAATATCCGGGAGCCAGCAGTAAAGAGGCTGATCCAATCAAACTTGCTACGGAACGTACAAAAACGTTCCATAACAAAAAAATATATATAACCAGCACACCAACATTGAAAACCGGTCATATCTGGAAGGAAAAAGAGGGCGCAGACATTGAGAAGCATTTCTTTGTGCCTTGCCCGCACTGTGGCGAATACATAGAGTTTCGCTTTCAGAATATCAAATTCCCGGATGATGAAGGTATGAGTTACGCAGATCGCGCGGAATTTGCCACCTATGTGTGTCAGGAGTGCGGCTGCATCATCACAGACAACGACAAGCATAATATGTTGAAGTTGGGAGAATGGCGGACGGTGCGGCACAGTACCAAGTATGTCCGGAACGTAGCCTTTTGGATCAATACGTTATACAGCCCTTTTGTAAGATGGTCTGATATAGCGAAAGAGTTTCTTTCCACAAAGGATGATCCGGAGGACTTCCAGAACTTTGTAAACTCATGGCTCGCAGAACCATGGGAGGATACGAAGTTAAAAACCAACGCAGAGTTGGTTATGGAAAGGCAAACAGATGTTCCGGCTTACGTTATTCCTTCGTGGACAAAACTGCTGACAGCAGGCGTTGACGTTCAGGAAAATTCCCTATATTGGACTATCCGAGCATGGGGGAATTATTTAACGAGCCAGAACGTGGCACATGGACAGGCGCTTTCCTTTGAAGAGATTGACCGCGTGATGAACGCCCAGTATATGACAGAGGAAGGAGATCCGGTTGTTGTAAATCTGTGCCTGGTCGATTCCGGAGATCAGACAGATATGGTATATGACTTCTGTGCTTACCACACAGATTATGCTTTGCCTGTTAAAGGTTCCAGCCACGCACAGTTGAGCCATTACAAATTAAGCAAGATCAATAAGGCCGAAAGCAAGGCTTACGGCATGAATCTTGTACTTGTTGATGGTGGCAAATACAAGGATATGATCGCCGGGCGTATGCGTCGACCAAACGGACGCGGAAGCTGGATGGTTTATTCAGGATGCGATATGGAATATGCGACGCAGGTTACTGCAGAGCACAAGGTTAATGTTAAAACGCCAAGCGGAACCAAGCAGGTGTGGCAACCAAAACACAGCCACGCAGACAACCACTACTTAGATGCAGAGGTTTACGCGCTGGCAGCCGCAGACATTATGGGCGTAAGAACGCTGCATCTTTCAGAAGATCAGCAGGAGCAGCACACAGCAATAAACAATGAGCCTGAAACTCCGGAAGAACAATGGATAAAGGCGCATGATAATTGGATAGGAGGATAGCGCATGGCAGACAATGTAAACAATATGCCTACAAGTACAGAGGAAATGCTTGATAGCGTAAATGCGGCTATTGTAGCGATTGCCGTCGGCGGTCAGTCTTACAAGATCGGTTCGAGAAGCCTGACAAGAGCAGACTTGAAACAGCTCTATGCGATCAAAAACGATCTTACGGCGCAGTTGGCGTCGCAGAATAGCGGAGGACTTCTTGATGATTGCTATGTTGGCATCTTTTCAGGAAGGTAGGTTGACGGTATGGGATGGATAGATAATATCATTGCCGCTGTGTCACCGCAGACGGCATATAAAAGAGAAACATATCGCCGGGCATATTCTGAATTGAGAAGTTACTACGATGCAGCAGATCATGGCGGAACGAACCAGAACTGGCGCGTAATCAATACGTCGGCAGAATATACGGACCGGTACAGTAGAGATGATGTCCGGGCAAGGGCGAGGGACCTTGAACGAAACAGCGATATTCTTAATTCTGTTACCGGAGCATTTGAAAGAAATGTAATCGGTGGTGGCTATCAGATTCAGGTTAAAACAGATAACCCGGAGCTGAATAAGAAAATAGAAAAGGCATGGAAAAAGTGGTGTAAAAAAAGGAATTGCGACGTAACCGGTACACAGAGCCTTAACCAGATTATCCGAATGGCAGTAGTCCGGAAAAAAGTTGACGGCGGTATTCTTTTTGTAAAGAGGTACACGTCGGAAGGCTTTGTTCCGTTTCAGTTACAGATGATTGAAGTTGACGAGCTTGATCTTTCCAGCGTACAGCCGAGGAACGCCGGCAACAAAGTAGTCGGAGGAATTGAGTACAACTCATTCAATAAGCCGGTTGGATATTTCATCAGACAGTATGACGTTGATGGTTATACACAGAGGGAGCCTGTGTATATAGAAGCCAAGGACGTCATTTTTTATTTCACGAAACACAGACCTTCGCAGCTTCGTGAAATATCAGATATGGCGCATACAATTCCGCGTATCAGGGATGTAAACGAATTTATGACGGCTGTGTCGGTAAAGGAAAGAATTGAGGCTTGTCTTTCTATCTTTATCAAAAAAGCATTACCGACAACCGGTATAGGGCGCCCTAATGGGCCTGCTGCCGGAGCAGACAGAGTTTCCTATGAAGGTAAAACGATCAGCCCTGGAATGATTAAAGAAATGAATGTCGGGGACGAGATTCAGGTGGTAAATCCTTCCGGACAGGGTGCAGATGCGACCAGCTTTACAAAATTACAGTTAAGACAGGTTGGAGCAGGTCAGGGAATCAGTTACGAGGCGACAAGCCGGGATATGGCCGAGAGCACATATTCTTCCGCCAGACAGGGATTGATCGAAGATGATCTTACTTATCAGAAGGACAAGGAACTTCTGATAGAGATATTAGATGAAATCTACGAAACATTCATCATATCCGCTGTGCTTTGCGGAGAGCTTGATATAAAGGATTTCTGGAGCAATAAGGATAAATACCTCGACCATGAATGGATTCAGGAGCCTAAGCCTTGGATTGATCCGCAGAAAGAATCGAACGCGAACAAGACCGCACTGCAGACAGGCCAGAAAACCTACAAGCAGATTGCAGCAGAGAATGGCCGGGATTGGCGAAGCCAGATTGATGATATGGCAGAAGTCATCGAGTACGGCAAGGAAAAAGGAATTGATATGGGAGGTGTGTTGTTTGGCCAGACAGATCAGACGGCCGATGAACCTGATCCGGGAAGCGGAGAAGGGGACGATGGCGGAAAACGAAAAAATGAATAATGAAAAGAACGGCAGTATGCAGCGGTATTTAACCGATTGCAGCTTGACGCGTATGGAAGGGGAAGGAAACGAACGAAAGTTTGTTCTTTCTTTTTCTTCCGAGGAACCATACGACCGATGGTGGGGTACGGAAATCTTATCCCATTCAGAGGGAGCGTTGGATCTTACGAGACTTAACTCTATCGGAGTTGTCTTATATAACCATAACCGCGATAAGGTTATCGGAAAAATCCTTCGCGCATGGGTTGAGGATGGCCGAGGAAAAGCAGAGATCGAGTTCGATTCCGATGCTGATTCAGAGGTTATCTATCAGAAAGTTGCCAGCGGCACATTGAAGGGTGTGTCTGTTGGCTACATGGTGGAAGTTTGGGAGGAAGTAGCGGCAAACAAGAAGTCCAGCGACGGACGGTTTACCGGTCCTTGTGATATTGCTACCAGATGGACGCCATTTGAAATATCTATCGTGAGCGTACCGGCAGATCCTACGGTCGGTGTTGGGCGTTCCAAAGATCCGGAACACGCAGGTGCAAAACCGAAAGAGACAAAGGGAGTAAGCAGCTTTTACTATAACGAAAAGCAGCTCCAAATAAATAAAAATCTTTTTACAGGAGGTAAGTAAGTATGAATCGTAAACAGTTGATTCAGAGACAGCAGGAGCTCCTTAATACAGCAAAAGCTGCTGAGAGAGAGCTTACTGCAGAGGAACAGGCTGAATTTGATGAAATTCAGAGACAGCTCACAGCCATGGACGCAGGAACCGGAAGCGGAGAGGAACCCGAAGTAAACCCGGAAGCAGAGAGAGCCGCTGCTATGACAGCAGAGCGTCAGAGATGCGCCGAGATCACAAACCTTTGCAGAGAGTTCAATGTATCCGCGGAGAACGAAAGAAGTTACATTGAGCAGGGTGTGTCCGTTGATGGGGTGCGCAAAGCAATCCTTGACGGAATGAAAGCAGAAGGAGCGCCTGTGTCCGCCAGAGGTAGAGCAGAGGTCACTTCCGATGCTCAGGATAAGTTCAGAGCGGCAGCAGGAGACGCGCTTGTAATGCGCTCCGGTATTGCCATTGAGAAACCGGCCGAGGGCGCAAGAGAGCTTATGCACATGTCTTTAAGAGATCTTGCTATTGAATGCTTATCCGCAGAAGGACAGACAGGGCTTAACCGCAAATCCGCAGAGGAATTGTACAACATGGCATCCAGACAGTTCTTCAATCCGACAGCAGCATTCCCGGCTATTCTGGATAACGCCATCAATAAGGCCTACGTGGAAGGACATAAGAATGTCGCAGTTACATTCGATCAGTTCACCAAGAAGGGAACCTTAAAAGACTTCAAGATTACTGATAACAATTACCTTGCAGGACCGGCAGGCGAGTTCCTCGAAGTTCCTGAAGGCGGCGAACTGAAGCATGATACTTTCGAGGACAAGAAACGTCCTACAAGAAAACTGAAAACCTACGGTAGACAGTTCACTCTTACCCGTCAGGCTTTCATCAATGACGACATTGATCTTGTAACCAGAGTACCCGCCAAGTATGCAGCCAGCGCAAGAAAGACCATCAATAAGCAGGTTTATCAGATCTTAGTAAACAATCCCGCAGTATATGACGGTACAGCACTGTTTTCTAAGGCTCATGGAAACCTTATCACAACCGGAACCGGTATTACACAGGCTTCTATGCAGGCTATGATCCTGGCATTACAGAACCAGACAGACGAGTTTGGAGAGGCGATCATTGTTCGTCCTGCAACACTTGTTGTTCCTTCTGGTATGGCGTTTGATATTTACACATTATTCAACAGCCCTACCATCAATACTTCCGGAAACACGCAGGCAGTCAACCCGCTGTACCGCTACGCAAACCAGATTCAGATCATCGAGGATCCTACAATCAATGTTCTTTGTGGCGGTTTTGGAAACACAATGCCTTGGTATCTGCTTGGTAACAAGGATGATACAGATTTCATCGAAGTAGATTACCTGAACGGTCAGGAGATTCCTAACATTCGCAGAATGGAGACACCGGGAACACTTGGTTTCGTATGGGACATCTATCTTGACTGGGGTATCAGCGTAATGGATTGGCGCGGAGCAATTAAGAATCCTGGCGTTGCGATCGCTAATCCGATTCAGTAAGAAGGAGGTAAGAACAGATGAAAGCAGTTTATTGGCAGAGAGGCGAAAGCCTTGATTATACAAATAGCGGCGCGACCGTTATTGAAGCAAACAGCATTATTGATCTCAAGACCAGAATTGCTGTAGCAGGAACTTCTATCAATCCGAAGGAAACAGGATCCATCCATGTTACTGGCGTGTATAGAATCAAGAAAAAAGATTCCGGCGCTATTAACTTCGGTGCAGCGGTTTATTACGATGCAACAGATTCAACCGGTGGTATTACAACCACAGCAGCATCCATGACGCCTGCTGGATATGCAGCAGAGGAATCCGCAGCAGGAGCAGATACAATCCTTGTAAAACTTCTGGGTTAGGAGGTTTATATGGCAGCTAAGACATCGAAGCAGCAGGAGAATACAACTCCTGCTGCAGAAGAAAAAGAGAAAACCGTTCCGGAACAGCAGACAGATCCGGAGAAGCAGACAGATCCGGAGAAGCAGACAGATCCGGAACAGCAGACGGATCCGGAACAGCAGACAGATCCGGAACAGCAGACGGATCCGGAACAGCAGACAGATCCGGAACAGCAGACGGATCCGGAACAGCAGACAGATCCGGAGAAGCAGACAGATCCGGAACAGCAGACGGATCCGGATCCTGACGAGGAAGATGAAGAGGAAGAGGAAGAAAAGGTGCTGCTCGCGCAGACGTACATTCTTTATAATTCCCACCAGTACAAACCGGGAGACGAGCTTCCGGGTAACGATCCGGTAATGCTTGCGGCTTGGTTGGAGGCAGGTACTGCAGCATGGGTAAGTGTGTCGGAACTTATTTCAGATACCGCGATTCCTGTGTCGGCGCTTGCCGGATTATATGGTTCGGCTGTG